GTGAAGTATTAAATATCAGAAAAGTATATCGTAGAGGTGTTGGTGGTGGTAATATAGGAACAGGCACAAACTTTGATCCGTTTGATGTAGCATTTCAAAACACATATCTAATTAATGCAGGTGTTGTTGGCGGTCTAGCCAACTATGATGCATTTACCCAATATAAAGAAACACTTAACAGAATATTTGGTGGAGATTATGACTTTACATTCAATACAAATACCAAAGTGTTAAAACTATTGCGTAAGATATCTATAACAGAAGACATAATGATACAGATTTCTAATTTAGTACCAGAACAAAATTTATTAGAGAATGAGTATTCTAGACCTTGGATGGCAGATTGGGCATTAGCAGAAGCAAAAATGATGCTCGGTGAAGCAAGAAGTAAATATACTTCAGGCTTACCAGGGCCACAAGGTTCAGTGCAATTAAATGGCGAGGCTTTAAAGCAAGAGGCCATGACTGAGAAAGAAAGATTACTAACGTCAATAATTAATATGGAAGAAGGAAATAAAAATTACGGCTTTGTTATAGGATAAATGAACACAATAGGATTATTAGGTAATATAGGATCAGGTAAAAACACCGTAGCACAATACTTGGCAACTAAAGGTTGCATTCCAACTTCATTCGCAGGCCCACTAAAAGACTTATGTGCAAATGTATTTGGCTGGGATAGAGATTTACTAGAAGGTGAAACAGACGAAAGCAGACAGTTTAGAGAAACTGTTGATATGTTTTGGAGCAAAAAATTAAACATATCTAATTTTACACCTAGATTAGCATTACAATTAATAGGCACAGATGTAATGCGTAATCATTTCAATGAAAACATCTGGATCAGCAGTTTAGAATACAGAGTTAAAAAACTACATCATCAAAACGAGTGTGTTGTTATCAGTGATTGTAGATTTCAAAACGAAGTAAAAATTATACAGGCTATGAATGGCACAATTATTCTTGTTGAAAGAGAAGAAAAACCAGAATGGTATGACATTGCTCTAAAGGCCAATCAAGGCGATGCAGTAGCAAGGCATATAATGAATAGAGATTTCAAACAGATTCACGCCAGTGAATGGGATTGGATCGGCTGTCACATTGACTTTACTGTAAAAAATAATAGCACAAAAGAAGAACTTTTTGAACAAATAGATCAAATATTAGAAAAACTTCCAACAAAACCAGAAATATTCACTGAAAATACCATAGAGATAATTTAAGGTCTTATTTATCATTTTTCCTAAAAATTACTGAATAGTCATTTTTATAATACCACGATTATTGCATTTTTTAATAAATACATGTAACCAAACAAGGTATTATAGGAGAAAAATATGGCAACATTAGTATCACCTGGTGTAGACATTTCAGTATCGGACGAATCGTTTTATTCGCCCGGAGGTCCTGGAACAGTACCTTTGATTGTGATCGCAACAGCAAAGAACAAATCCAACCCAGACGGATCAGGTCTAGCACCTTATTCCAAAACTGCAACGGATAATCAACTTTACTTAATCACAAGTCAAAGAGAATTGTTACAGCAATACGGAAATCCACAATTCTACAGCACAGGAGGAACTCCACAACATGGTTACGAATTAAACGAGTACGGTTTATTAGCCGCACACAGTTTTCTAGGTCTGGCTTCAAGAGCATACGTTCTTAGAGCAGATGTAGACTTAGATGAATTAAAACCATTGTCAAGTGCACCGTCGGAATCCCCGGCAAATGCAACAATATGGGTAGACTCAAGTGCTACTAAGTGGGGTATCTTTACATATGACACATCTGGGACTATTTCCAAGTATGTAGAAAAAACAGACCCTAAGATTTTTTCAAAAGATGAAATTACTGCCGGTGGCGTACCAAAACCATCAGTAGGTAAAACTGGAGACATTGGAATCTTAGGTATAGATCAAAACGGTAAAGCAACAGCAGAAGTAGTATATTTCTACAAAGCATCATCTGTATGGCATGAGTTCACAGATGCAAGTACATTCCAATCAAACACTGGTAAAGACTGTCAGTTTGTTACACATTTAAACAGACCAACTGCACGAAAAGATAGTAGTGCTCTTCAAAGTGGTGATTTAATTGTACAAACAACATCAGCCGCAAGTGGATTAAAATATGGACTTAAAGTTTATAACACATCTACTGCTTCATGGGTCAGTACAACAGCAGAAGGTTATGCCAATTCAGCAAGTGCTTATGCAAGTACAAGTATTGGTGCTACACCAAATGCAGGTACTTTCTTTGTAGAGTACGATTCAGGTAATAAACTTGATTCAGATGTACATGGTAGATTTGCTTTAAGAAGACATAATGGTCAAAGCAGTTTACAAGTACAAAGTTCAGCCGCACTAAGCGACACAGCAATATCACAACAAACTGGTGGGTCAGATTACGGCATCAGATTGAAAATTAATAATAGTGCATCAAACATTGATGTTAAATTTAATACTGATACAAGTGGCGACGGTAATGTAAGTGTTGACGACATGGTTCAAGATATAAATGATGCATTAGCATCAGGAAGTGCTACAAATGTTGTAGCATCAAATGTATCAGGAAAAATTACATTAGTAGCAAGTGACGGTAAAGACATTGATGTTTTCAATGGTAGTGTAGGTGGTGTAGCATTTAACGTGTTCACAAACTTAAACATTGCTACTGGTAATTACAGTAACTTTAAAGTTGCAGACGTAACTGGAACAGTTGCAACAATTGATAGTAAAAACTATGAATTTGGTACTACTGCACCAGTAGGTGACTTAATAACAGGTAAACTTTGGTATGACAGTAGTTCAGCAGTTGACATTTGGTACAACAAAAATGTTGGCGGAACTGCAACATGGACAAAATACTCAGCAGACTACGATGTAAACGTAGCGGCGAGTGAGCCTACAACACAAAGCGATGGCGGTTCTTTAGTGGACGGCGACCTTTGGGTTGATTCAGATGATTTGGAAAACTATCCAAAAATTTACAAAAGAAAATCAAGTGTATGGATACTAGTTGATAACACAGACCAAGTGTCTGCAGACGGTATTCAGTTCTTAGATTTAGCATCATATGGTTCAGCATCTGTTGACGCAGACGCAATAGCACCAGCAACAGTACCATTTGGTATTTTAGCATGGAACTTTAGAGCCAGTGGTAAAAACGTTAAGAAATACTACACATCATATGCATACAGCGGTGGAACATTAACTAATGTATGGGTAAGTGAGTCAGGCAATAAAGCAGACGGTTCACCTTACATGGGTAGAAAAGCACAGAGAAAAGTTATTGTACAATCATTGCAGGCCGCAATAGCAAACAATAGCGAAATAAGAAGTGAAGTTAATTTCTATAACTTGATTTCCTCTCCTGGATATCCAGAATTAATAGATGAGATGGTTACTCTTAATACAGATAAGAAAGAAGTCGCATTTATTGTTGCTGATAGTCCAATGAGATTGAAATCAGATGCAACAAGCATGAAAAATTGGGCAACCAATGCCAATAACGCAAGTGAAAACGGTGAAGATGGACTTATTACAAGTAATCCATACGTTTCAGTACACTATCCATCAGGTTTAACAACAAACTTAGATGGTGCTAGTGTGGCTGTACCGGCTTCACATATTGCATTAAGAACATTTGCATTCAATGACAATGTGGCATATCAATGGTTTGCACCAGCAGGGTATCAAAGAGGTATCGTACAAAACGCAACTAGTGTCGGTTATGTAGACGGAACAGCAGGCGAGTTTGTTCCAGTTTCACTTAACAATGGACAAAGAGATACACTTTATGCAAATAAAGTTAATCCAATAGCAAACTTCCCAGGAAGAGGCTTAGTTGTATTTGGGCAGAAAACTCTTAACCCAACTGCAAGTGCATTAGATAGAATCAACGTAGCAAGGCTTGTAAACTATATTAGATATCAATTAGATATCGCAGTTAAGCCTTTCTTATTTGAACCAAACGATGGAATAACAAGATCCGGTGTAAAACGAGTTGCTGATCAATTATTATCAGAACTAGTTACACTAAGAGGTTTATTTGACTTCATTAGTGTTTGTGATACCACAAATAACACACCTGCAAGGATTGATAAAAACGAATTATACTTGGATATAGCAATTCAGCCAACTAAAGCAGTTGAATTTATATACATTCCGATTAGAATTCAGTCAACACTTGGTCAAACAGGCTCAGAATAAGATTATTCTAAAAATTATAAAGGGTGGATTTTTCCACCCTTTATTTTTGGCCGAAAAGAGATAAATAAATGCAATAGCATGTATAACATGTGATTAGGAGATCGAAAGATGGCAGTAACAAAAGATAAATTTGGTGTACCTATTGAAGGTGCTCGATTAGGTATCTTACAACCTAAACTCAAATACAGATTCCGTGTACTCGTAACTGGATTTGGAGCAGGTGGTAGAACCGATGAGTTCACAAGTAACATCGTGAGTGTAACTAGACCAACATTTAATGTTGACGAAGTTGAAGTTCACAGTTATAACTCTCGTGCATATATATCAGGTAAACATCAATGGGAAGCGATTAATCTCAGTTTAAGGGATGATATTACTAACCAAGTTTCCGCTTTAGTCGGTCAGCAAATCCAAAGACAATTTAACCATTTCGAACAAACTACCGCAGTTAGTGGTGGAGACTACAAGTTTGATATGCTTATCCAAGTCTTAGATGGTACAAATGCTGAGCCAACAGAGCAATGGGAACTAGAAGGATGTATGCTACAACAGGTTAACTATAGTGATCATTCATATGATGCCAGCGAAATTGTTCAATTAGACTTGACCGTCAGATACGATAACGCGGTACATGTGGCTGGACCTAATACACTCGGTGGTAAAGTTGCCGCAGGTGATCCATTCCCATTAGTATCACCACTACCAGCAACACCAGGCACTGGAGTATAATTTAGGCCTATTCTATAGGGAGAACCGATGGCAAAATTCTGGAAAGAGTTAATCGGCGGACAAGTTAAAAACGGGATTTATGTAGCCGGACCTAGACACGCAAGTAGTAAACTTGGTAGTTTTAGTTCCGGTAACCCCCCTCGCTTGCCGTTTCAATATATAGTTCATTTTGAACTAAACCCCACATTGCAGGCATTGTTTTTAAACACGACTGGGCCTTTTGATTTAGCACAAATGGTTAAAACAATAGACATGCCAACTATGGCTGTGACTATTGAAAAAAGACCAAAATATAATAAAAATGTTCCAGTAATTCTAACAAAAGAGTTCAAGCCGTTTAATGTAACGGTACATGATGATGTATCAAGCACATGGCAAGAACTATGGCAAGTATATTATAACTATCATTTTACCGACGGTAGACATACTCAAACAACACCAGGTATTGCAAGTGGTCAAATACAAGACTGGAATAGTGTCGTACATAATAGTAAATTAATAAGACACGAAGGCGACCACATGAGTCAATTTGATGGCATAGACATGCATGATGCAAAAAATTCACAATTTTTTAATAATATTCATGTATATCAAATACACGGCCAAACAGTACAACGTACAACAGCAGTCAATCCAATGATTGGTGACGTATCGTTTACGCCTCTAGATTATGCAGGCTCAGGAAGTTCACAAGAAATAACCTTTTCATTCGAATACGAAAAGTTACACTATTCTCCTGTTATAAATTTTGATTATGACGAAGAAAGTACATTCTTACAAGAGGCTATAGAGGATTATACTAAGTCAACGCCATTTAATCCAGGAGGGGATAGACTTAGAGGAATTGTAAAAGGGTTATTTGGGTTATCTCAACGTGCCGGCAATAGAGCCAAAGATTTGAGTGCTGTAAATACAGCAAAAAGACAAGACTATGGCGGCAGTTTAGAATCAATTAAAACAGCAGGGGCCGATCCAGAGGAAATTGGATTCTTTGGTAATTTAGTGCGTAATGCTGTAAGAAAAAAAGCAAATGAACTCACAGATGGCTTATTAAAGAAAAACAATAAAAATCTTAACAAGTTTAATATAAACTAATGAGTAATATATACAAAAATTTTGGAGTAGATTTTGATACAAATAAGTCTAATAACTCCTACAAAATTATATCTAAAACAGGTGAAGAATTAAATATTAATCCTGAAGTACTGCAAATAAAACAATTAACAACACAGGCAAACACAGTTAAAAACGGCCTAGACGGATATAAAATCGAACAGGTATTTGCAGATTTTAAAAGTGCTGGTTTGACAGACAAATTAGCAAACTTTTATACAATCACATTAAAAGAAATCGCAGATAGCACAGAAGTTGATGTACTATCACTTTATACAAAAGAAGATAACAAGATATCAATAAGCAATGATGTACTAAATCTTATCAATAATACTTTACCAAATTCAGTAAGATTTCAAAATTCTGTAAATACTACATCAGACAAATACGTTCGCCTACTTATAGGGGCGTAACATGGCAAAATACGCCAAAGGCACATTCGAACCACAAAACCCAAATAAGTATGCAGGTGCAAAATCTCCTTACTATCGTAGCAGTTGGGAATTAGCATTTATGAACATGTGTGATAGCCATCCAAACATTACACAATGGGCAAGTGAAAATATCAAAATACCATATAGACACCCTGTGACAGGTAAGCACACAGTTTATGTGCCTGACTTCACAGTAATTTACACTGATAAAAATGGCAAGAATCATATGGAAGTAATTGAGATCAAACCTGGCAGTCAAAGTACAATGGAAAGTGCAAGAAGTAGTGCAGAAAAAATACAAGTTGCTATTAATTTAGCAAAATGGACAGCCGCAAATGAATGGTGTCAACGCAAAGGTGTACGTTTTAGAGTGTTGAATGAGAATCACATATACATGAACACCAAGAAGAGAAAGAACTAAATACAACTATGACACGCAAACTGGAAGAAGAATTTAATTTACCGCCTATAGAAGACGTGTTACCTGCTGATACAAAAGAACAAAGCAAAGAAATCACAGAAGTAGAAGTTAAAGAGGCACTTACAAATGCTGAAAAAATAGATTCGGCACTACCTAAGGTTAAAGATTTAACAGCACATGACAATGAAATGGAAGACATTGCACAAAAGGCACTAGACAGTTATGACGAACTTATGAACTTAGGTATGAATGTGCAAGATGCTCATGCCGGTAGAGTTTTTGAAACAGCAAGTAAGATGTTACAAATAGCAATGGACAGCAAAAATGCTAAAGTTGACAAAAAATTAAAAATGATTGACTTACAAATACGCAAAATGAGACTAGATCAAACAGAAGGTTCGGAATCTAAAAGCGAAGGAGGAGTTATGGACAGAAACCACATCCTTCAAATTTTAAACAAAAAAGATAAATAACTACATAGGAGAGATTATGAAAACACCTTTTAAACAATTTATAACAGAAAGTTTTGAAAAAACTTTTAACTATAGAATTAAATTCGCTGGAGATATATCTAACGAAGGTATAAAGCAGTTGGAAAATATTCTAGGTAAATACGGTGTACAAAGTGTTAGTAGTGCTAAAAGAACTCCTATTCAAGAAGAACCTTTAGATTTTAAAAACAAAAAACTTAAAGGACCAACAGAAGTAACAAGTGTAGACGTTGTATTACAATATCCAATTAATGAAAGATTATTAGAAGTTTGGGTAGCAGTAAATATGCAAATGATGTCAGAGCATGTTGTTATTCAACCAGTAGAAAGTCCAAGAACATTAGAAGATGAAGTTACTAAAAACAGAATCGAAAATGACAAGGATAGATATGCAGACATGGAAAATGCCGAATTAACTAATGAAGAACAAGCACATTACGAAATTGAAAACAAAGATTTAGATTTTGCAGAATTAGGCATGTACGGCGAAGAGTTCAATTCTAAGTTTTTAGATGAATTACAAAAAGTTAAAAACGAAAAAGGTGCAGACTATTTCCGTAACTATCCAAGCAAAAGCATGATGATGGGAGACGACCTAAAACCTTTAGCAGACGCAGTAGGTTTAGCACACGATCCAAGTGTACAAGGTAACGAATATCACATTAATCAAGGACCAGTGGTACAATAATGTCAGAAGAAATTAGAAAATATATGTCACTGATGGAGTCATTTTATACTTCATCACCTTATGGAATGCAAGGTGCAGACGACCAAGATGACAAAGAAACAGTAACTTATAGCAAGACTAAGAAGCAAGGCGATAATACTGTTACTGTTAGTGCTAATGCTGACAGCATGGACGAACTACACGACATTTTAAAACTTGCAGGTATCACGTTACCTAAAGGCAAAGATTCAGAAGAAGAACATGATCACGATGAAGAACCAAAACAAGGCGAGTACGCAGATGTTTGTGATGGTTGTGGAAAGCCTGGTGATGAGTGCGAATGTTCAGACTGCGATCAACACGGCGATGACGAAGAATCAAAAATGAAAATGAAAGTTATAAGCCTCAAACCAAAAGCAACAGGTTACGACCCAGTTGCTGGTGATAAAAAAGAGATTCTTAACGCATTAATGAATCGTTACAAAAGCCTGTAAACACTTTTCTTAACCAAAAACCCACATAAATAACTGTATGCCTAAAGGAACGCAGGATTATAGTTTAACCAAACGAGCATTTGCAAAGCAAAACTTCACTGAAGATCAAATCGTGGAATTACAAAATTGCATGGATCCAATAAGTGGACCAGCATTCTTTATGGGAAAATTTGTAAAAATACAACATCCTACAAAAGGTGGTATAGATTTTCAACCTTTTGAATTCCAAGAAAGGTTAATACACACTTACTCGCAATATCGATATAGTATAAACATGTTACCTAGACAGACAGGTAAAACAACGTGTGCGGCCGCATACTTACTTTGGTATGCTATGTTTGTCGCTGACAGCACAATACTTGTAGCGGCACATAAGCACACAGGCGCACAGGAAATTATGCAACGTATACGTTATGCGTATGAAAGTGTTCCAGATCATATTAGAGCAGGTGTAACAGAATATAATAAAGGTAGTTTGAGTTTTGATAACGGTAGCAGAATAGTAAGTGCTACAACAACTGAAAATACTGGTAGGGGTATGTCACTTTCGTTAGTCTACTTAGACGAGTTTGCGTTTGTGCCACCAAGGATAGCGGCTGAATTTTGGACATCATTATCACCAACATTAAGTACAGGTGGTAAATGTATAGTAACATCTACACCTAACAGTGACGATGATACATTTGCTAATATCTGGCATCAAGCAATCAGAGAAGTAGATGATCACGGTAATGAAAGCGATGTAGGCACAAATGGATTCAAAGCATTCCGGGTAAATTGGCAAGAGCACCCGGACAGAGACGAACTGTGGGCAAAAGCAGAACGTAGTAGGATTGGCGAAGAAAGATTTAGACGTGAACACGAATGCGAATTTATCATATACGATGAAACACTTATTGATTCACTTAAACTAGTTGATATGAAAGGAGTTGACCCAATTAGACGTAGCGGTCAAATACGTTGGTATGAAAACATTAACCCAAACAAAATATATACAATTACATTAGATCCTAGCACAGGAACAGGGGGAGACAATGCCGCCATAGTGTGTTACGACTTACCTAGTATGAATCAAGTATGTGAATGGCAACACAACAAAACACCAATTGAAGGGCAAGTAAAACTACTGCGAGACATAGCATTAGAAATACAGAGTTACGGTGCTAATGAAATATACTGGACAGTAGAAAACAATGCTATCGGTGAAGCGGCACTTGTGGTTATTAGAGACACTGGTGAAGAAAGTTTCCCTGGAACATTCCTGCATGAACCTAACAAAGTACAGGGCAAGAAAGGTCGCAAAGGATATCACACCCATCATAAAAATAAAATGGAAGGTGCGTTGGCAATGAAACGTTTAATTGAAAACGGTAAATTATCATTACGCAGTAAAAATATAATTAGAGAATTAAAAGAATTTGTAGCACGTGGTACAACATTTGCCGCAAAACCAGGAGGTAGTGATGACTTAGTTATGGCTACTTTAGTTACAGTAAGAATGATCACATACATAGCACAATACGAAGATGCTATATACGACGAAATAGAAACTAGTGTCGGCGGGGACGACGACGATTATAGCGGTCCTATGCCAATAGGTGTTTTATAATTAGTTTTTTTGATAAATATAAGTATGAATAATAAAGCAGAAATTAATACCAAAATCTTTGATTTCCTAAAAGGTAATGGATTAAAACTGACTTTAAAAGACGATCAAGGCAACGATACATTAGGTGTTGATATTGCTGAAAGATTTTTTAGCAGTGATCCAAATGTAATGGTCACTGTAGATTCAGCAGAAAAAGAAGTTAAGTTAAGCAGATCGAAGGTTGTCGATGAAGACATCATAAATAAAATACATAAAGGTATAAAAGAAATTGCACATAATGGTTTATACAGTTTTAAGTATAAAATCTATGGCAAGAACATTACGCCAAAACACGATGAGTATAAAGTGAAAGCAGAAGTAACAGAAGCAAGTCTAGGAAAAATGTATGGTAGCACCAAAACAAGTTACCAACCTCTGGACGCAGTAAAAATAGTTGTAAGACACAACAAACCAGTTAACGAAGAAGTCAGAGGATCAAGAAGTAGACAAATATCAAAGATCTTTATACAACGTGCAGATGAAAGATTTGCATTACCTCATAAAAGTTTAGCAGGTGCCAGAGCAATGGCACGCCACGTACATAATGGTGGCAATCCTTTTGATCAAGTAGGCAATTCAATTAATGAAATGGTACAAAACATTTCCGAATTGTCACAATTTGTTAGATATGTAGACAAAAAAGGATTAGTGAATGAACAAAATAACGAGTATGTACAAATAGCAAAAGAATCTATATCTACAATGAGACAAAACTTAAAACAATTAAGTGGAGCAAAGTCTTATGCTAAAGCAGTAGATACAATTGACGCAATGAATACATTGACATTAAGTGAAGACGAACACGATTTATCAGGTTTATTCACAGAAAAGCATGTTGACAATACTGTACAATCTGCATTTCCTAGCATTAATAGATTAGTTAATATTCAACGTTCAGTTGCAGAGTATATTGAGCATTCTATTGAAAATAATAGATTTAGTGTACCAGCAATTAACGAAGATGCTGTTGAATTTCCTAATAAAAAATCAGAAATTGCATACAAATTAAATACAATTAGTGAAAGCATTGATGACAAAATTTTAAAAGAATTTATCAACAACACAACAGTTAAGATTCTGAAAGATCAGAAACTTGACGAATTTACTGTAAACATGGTTAAGAAATTAATCAGTAAAGTAAATGAAAGAGTAGAAAGTAATATAGACCAAGATTTAGTAGAATTTGTTGATTTTACCGAAAAATTAAACAAAATCTGCTAATTTTGATATATAATATAGTAAAGTTAGTTTAAAAGAAATTTTAAATTAGATTACATAACATGGCAAAAAGAGGTTGACTTCAACTTCAAAAGGCATTATAATAGGCAAACAAGTGTAAGAATTAATATTACACGACATGGCAAACAAGGAGAAAAAACATGGCAACATTGGCTGAAATACGAGCAAAACTAGCCGCAATGGATACTAAACCAGGCGGTTCACAAACAGGTGGCGATAATGCTATCTTCCCATTTTGGAACATCTCAGAGGGCACTAGTGCT